CGTAAACAACAGCCGAGAATGACTGTGTTGCGACAGGGGCTGAAGTACGTCGTCATTGGCGGCGGAGCTTTGGCCTGCTCCCTCTGGCTAGCTGCTCGACTTAGCGAATGTGCAAGCGAGTATGTGAACCAGAGGTTGAGCGTAGAAAGCGAAGAGAACAGGGAGACAGCCCTCGTTCTCAAGTCTGAGTTTCAGGGAGCGAGCATCAAGCCCTACCTGCCTGCGGTTAACCACACCCATGGCAACAGTGCTGCTGCGCGCTCATCTGCCACTCTACTCACTCAACTTGTCTCCGGAGGTGCAGGTAGAACACCCTACTACCTCCAAGGCAGCGGTGCAAATGCTAGAGCCGGTCTTGCGTACTCACGTGCGTATTACTGGGCGAAGGACTTGAACTGCCCGTATGAGAAGTTTGATCCCGACCCGAACGACGTGTTGTGTCTGGTGGACGTCGATTACTACATTGACATGCCAACACTCATGGTCGAAAGGTTTCAGCCGTACCTGTTGTACACCCTTGTTCCTGGAACTGCCGGAAAGGACACTGGTGATTACGGATACTGCTTTGACTCCGACGGACGCGTGAAATATCACGTCTCAGGAGGTGGAGCATACTATCACATGTTGTGGGATTGGGATGGCGACAGCGTGAAGGTGACCAAGACATGTCTTGGGATACCCACGCAACTGGCAGTGTATGCCATTGAACGTCGCCAAATCGATGCTGACCACCAAGTTATCCTGTTAGTACCCCTGTACAAGACAGGCAACTTGCTTACGACATGGATTGCCAAGAGATATTTGCAAGCGCGCGATCTTGACAGATTCAACCCTGTCACAGGCGAATTTGTGCGGTTCTTCAAAACCACACATGAGGGTCTGCAGATTGTAACTGGAAAGGTGCAAGACTACCAGTCGTGCTCCATTCCCGCGCGAATTGACGCTTCGATCGCCAGTGCAGCAGCCACGATGTCAGGCAAGCTTGCATTGTCGACCGTCAAAGCAAAGATGAGTGAAGGAGCCCTTAAGGAAGGCCAAACTTTCCAGGGATCCGAGGTGCTATTGGAATTCCACCTGAGCCGCCGACCGACAAGTGCCCATGTGTCACTGGTGGACTCGGTTAGGCGGTACCAATTTGTACCTAGAGGGACAGAACCTGACAATGATGCGAAACCTGGTATGACGGCGTTCATGGCACCACTCCTCCACGGAGGCTTCGTGCCCGACAGCTGTAAGGGGAACGATGACCGCTATGTGCAAAAGCGCATTCTGGAACTACGCACGCATGACTTGCCCATCGACGCCTTCATGGCGAAAACGATGGACGAGTTCGTGACGTTCCTCATCCCCAACAACGTCAAGCATAGCCTGCACCCAGTCGATCTCGACGAAGTGTTTGAGCGCCAGTCAAAACCAAGCCAGCGAGCTATCTTACATGCTGCCGACCATGGCCTCCACGTGCGTGAAGTGAAATCCTTCATGAAACGAGAAGCCTACGGCAGTGTCAATGATCCCCGCGGAATTTCGACCATCAACGGAGCCGACAAACGCGACTTCTCAATGTTCATGTATGCATACAAGGACAACGTGATGAAACCCCAGCCCTGGTACGCCTTTTCTAAGAGTCCGGTGGAGGTGGCGACACGCGTGAGTGAAGTGGCTCAGTCGGCAAAGACCATGTACAACCACGACATGTCACGCATGGACGGTAGGAAGGGAAATGTGTTGGCGCACTTCAAGCGCCTCGCGTACACCCGTGCCTTCCATCCTATGTACCATAACAAGCTACTCGAGATCATCAATGGACTTGAGAGACAGCCTGCATTCACGCCACATGGTGTGCGCTATACGACAGGTCTGGAGCAACTATCCGGTTCGCCAGACACGTCAGACAGCAACACGCAGGACACGGCTTACATTGCGTACCTGACGTACCGTTACATGGGTTGGCCTCCAGCCATGGCGTGGCAGCGCCTAGGCATATATGGCGGCGATGATGGCGTGTCCGCGGACATGGACCCAAAGATGGCACACAAAGCATCAGGACGAGTTGGACAGGTCCTCGAATTGGACCATGTTACTTATGGTGAGAGAGGAGTGACATTCTTATCCAGACACTACGGGCCCGATGTTTGGTTTGGAGACACGAACTCCTGTTGCGACATCAAGAGGCAATTGTCGAAGTTCCATTTGACAGTGCATCTTCCCAGCAACATCAGCGCCGAGACAAAGTTACGCGAAAAGGCCTTCGCGTACTCTTTGACCGACTCGAATACTCCTGTGATTGGGGAGTTCGTCCGGAAAGTATTGGAATTATTTCCCACACCCAAGGAAGAGTTCAAGAATGAACTCGGAATCTGGGGAGTGGAAATGGATGCCGGACGACAGTACGTCAACAACCACGACGAGTGGATGGACGTTTTCCTTGATCATCAGTTGCAAGACTATGATGTTCGTCTCTTTCGAGAATGGCTCGCAGGAGCTACACGCAGAACAATTCTCAATCCCCCGAGATTTTCTGACGCGCTACCCGCGAATCCCAAACCTGGTATTGTCGCCGTTGACGGCGACGTTGTCGTACCCCGCGATGACAAGAACCCAGGTGTTGAGCCAGGTCCCGATAATCAGAGTAAATCTGATGGAAAAGCTCATTTCCGAGCTCGAAAGCCTAAGACCGAACGACCCGCGAATCAGGTGAAGAAAGACGCAAGAATGCCCAAGCTAGAGGCCGCAAGCAGGAAGCGCAACAAGAC